CCTACGTGTAATTGTATTATTATCCTTCTATGTCCTTGTTTTATTGATTGCTTGAGTTTTTTTATAATGTCGTTCTGGTACTTTCTTAATTCCATATTTAACGATTTTGTAATAAACTTAAATCAAGCGTAATATCTGGACTCACATCCGAAGGGACATAATCTCCTCCTTGTTCTTCAGGAAAAAAACAATCAATGTTGTATTCATCCATTAATGTAGCTTTATAACACCATCCAAAACCACTAACCCTATAAACACCTATTTCAGATAATGCAATAAATAACCCGTTTATATCAATTTCTTTAACTTGCCTAATCCTATAAAACAAAATATCTAAGTCTTTTCTTTTTCCTTCTTTGTATAGCGTTCCTCCTGTTAAGGCGACATGACACCCATAAGCAGTACATATTTTTTCTATATGCTTACACAAATCAATTGCTTTTTCAGTTGTCCAGCTTTTCATTTTTTCACCCTATAAATTATTGTTAGTATATGCGCTACCACATAGCAGATAAAGAAAAACAGATATTGGCTAATCATTTCATTCCTGGCGGCTTACACAAGCACAACGCAACATAAATCAATAAACCTATCCACATAATTAAATCTATCATTACAATACTCCTGAATTATGCAAAATAGTCATTTTGGCACGTTGTTTTTCTACCTTTTCCAGATACAAATCTTTTTCGGCTTGTGGTAGTGTTGCTAAATGTTTTTCTTTCAAAATTGCTTTGGTTTTTCCTGTTAATTTACGATGTTCATAAAATGGACAAATTGTAATAGCACATGCTTCAACTTGCTCGATCCATGTTCCTTTATCTTGTGGATCATAAATACATTCTTTGCAATTTTTGTTTATTGCTTGTCTAACTGTTAGCTTCATGATAATTCCCCATAAAAATGCGCGTCCTTGCGCTGTTAAAATTAAATGCCGTTGCCGTTGTAACTCAACCAATAGTTAGGTGGGTTAAAATACTGGTTAGAAGCGTTAACACACCAGAACCGCGCCTTTGTTGCTAAATTTACATTATAGACACCTGGAGCGGCAGGGGCTTGCGATCTGGACAAATTAACATAAGCAAATGTGTATTGATTGACCGCAATTTCCAACATAGGCGTATAAGTACCTCTAAAGTTATAAATGTCTGTTTCAACATTGTAGGTAGACTTATCATAAATTAATCGGCTTTGTGCATTGTTGCTATTTGTAACCCTAAATGTTGCCAAAACATCATTAGCATAAGCAATGTCATTAAAGATGGCCTGTGCTACAACTTTTCGCACATTGGGAATAGTTCTACAATCCACTGTGTAAGTGTCTCTGTCGGCAGCACCGGAATAGAAACCAATCTGCGTAAAACCTGTTTCAATAGCACTTGCAGTAAAAGACAGTAACAATAAGGTAAAGCTGATTAAGTATTTCATTTATTTTCCTAGTTTTTTGTTGAGGTATTGGATTTGTTTGTCTGCAACATAATCCATTTTGTCGTAGACGGTTAAGTCACGATTAACTGGCACGTTAACAGGTGGTTTTATTTCTGTTAAAGTTTTACAGTCCATCCCTGCACGTTTCATAGCCTCCATATTTGCATTATCATCCGTCATGCGCTCACATGCTATGCGGTTTTGCCCAGTAACAAGCCATAATGTAACGTCCTTTCTACGGTTACAGCTATCTGACTCAACCGGAGCGCCAGCAGCAAGAGCACCGAATCCAGCACTAACGCCAACAGACGCAGTATTAGCGCAATTATCCTGACTAAATGATTGAGCAAGGCCAGGAGCATAAGCGAACGGAGTTTGCTGTACTTGATTAAACCGCACGCTATTCCCTTCATTGACTGCGAACCCACCATCACCGCCACGAACTGAGTTATTTACTGACGCACTTCCGCCCCTGCCGCCTTGACTGTTTGAATAAGCTGAGCCACCTGTAGCCATTGATCCACTAATAGCAGTTGAGTTTGTTGAGCTTTTAACTGTTGTTGATTGGAATGCACTAAGGTTCGCATTTTGTGTCGAACTTCCGCTTGTTTCATATCCTCTTCCTGTTGCAAAAGCCGTTATAGGCAGTAAAAGTATAATTGTAAGTAGTTTTTTCATTTTTAATCCTAGTTTAGTTAAATTGTTTATTGTGCTTGCAAGGCTTTATTTGCATAATCTCCTGTAGGTTTTTTTAATTGAATCTCTAATATCACAAGTTGTTGTACATTCTCTGCTTGTTATTGATGCAATAACACCAAGTCTTTGAGGGCTTAATCCTTTAACAGATATATGGATATATTTTTTTTGCATTTCTTCATCTATCAAATCTGCTATTACTTTATAGCTAAAGCCTTTTGCTTTCATTTCTCTAATCATTTCGTTTATTGTCATTGTGATATGCCTTTAAGCCAAATATCAAATGCTTTTTGTAATCTTTCCACACCTTCACTTTCTTTTATAAAGTCACCAAGTCTATTTTTTATTCCTGGCAATTCACAAGAAACAGCATAATTTAATTTATTGCCTTGCTCATCAGTTGGAACGCTTGAACCGTTCCACCATACACTTCCTATTTTCCACTTACCTGCATACAAATTTATACCGTTTGAATACTTATCTGTCATTTTTTTTTGCCTTAATTCTGTGCTTTCTATTCTAATCATTTTGTGTCCTCTCGTAAGTTGGATACAGCATAGTTTGTATTTTGTTTCGTGTCAAGAAATATTTGTTTCGTTATGTGAAATTATTTTGTTTGACACATCGAAACTATTTTGATAGACTGTACTCAACTTAACAGGAGGATGAAATGAAATTTACACAATGCCAATCACCATACCCTAAGTTTTGCAAAGTATGGAACAATAATGATAAGGAGTTTTATTTTACTATCATAGTGGATGAATACGTTAACCGCTATATCGACCACAATACAGGGTTTTGGGATAATGCAGTACACCTGGATGAACTTGACTTGTTGAATCCGGTTAAGACATTAGAAGGAAATAGCACTTATGACTTTTTAACGGTTGTGCCGAATGAAAAAGATTATAGATAAGATAGTAATGGCTATTGTTTCGATAGCTTATTTAATTAAATATTTATTGAGGATTAAAAGATGAAAACACAAGTTGCAGCATTTAAACAAGATTACAGCATATGCCTGTTTGATTTTACCCCTGCAGGATGGGTGCAGTTAACAGAGTTTGTTGATGTTGATCTTCCAGATAAGCCGACATCAGAAACATTAAGCAAAGAAATAGATCTGATTGATAAGGCTATTGCTATTGAAGATGGAAAGCACTTTGCAGAAAGAAAACGCCTTGAAACAAGAAAGCAAGAATTATTAGCGATAGAAGAATGGAAACCTTTAGATTTTCCTGTTCCAGACGTGAATATGTCTACAGACTTTGTTGAGGTCAATTATGAATCTTGAGCACGTTGTTATTGTGCAAAGTGAGGGAGATGATTTTAACCAAGAGCACTGGTATGACTGCTCATGCGGTTGGAAGTCTCGCAGATGGGCCAATCATAATGATTACAAGTGGTCTAACTTACAAGAAGAAATAGACGCGCACATGTATGAAATAGACGCGAGAGCTGATGCACTAACGGAGAATGACTAATGAATCTTGAATTATGGAATAAAGTATCTGAGCCGCCAAAGTCTGCATTAAAGCAGATAGGAGCAGGTAGACTTAAGGGAATGACTGATGTAAACCCTCAGTGGCGAATTAAGGCTATTACTGAGCATTTTGGCCCTATTGGTTTTGGATGGACATACGAAATAGCCGAAAAATGGACAGCACAATGTGAAAACGGTGAACTAATGGTATTTGTGCAGGTTAACCTTTTCACGGTCGTAGACGGCGTTAAATCGCTTCCAATCCCAGGTTTAGGGGGTAGCAAGCTAGTATCAAAAGAATCAGCCGGATTGCATAACAGTGATGAAGGTTACAAAATGGCATTAACCGATGCTTTGAGTGTTGCCATGAAACAATTAGGAATAGGATCTGCTATATATGAGGGAAGATGGGACGGTTCAAAATACAAAGAATCAAGCGAGTTACCGGCTAACGCACATGAGTTAATTGAGCTATCTGAAACAGTCATTGACTTAACTAACAACTGGAAGTCAATATCAACAAAAGATAGGGCAGAAGATTTAAAACAATTGGCTATTGATACGCTTAAACTATTTGTAACTAACGCGGAATCAATAGAAGAACTAAATCTGATGTGGACTCAAATGTTCTATGAATGGAAAGCCGATGCAGATATAAAACAATATTTTTTGAACAAAAAGACCGAGTTAAAAGAATCTGGAATGATTGATCCAATTGAGTAGGTGAGTAAAATGAGCGACTTTAAAACAACGGCAGAAATATGGCAATGGTTATTAGATGGGGGTAAACTTTACGATAATGAAAATAAATTTCATGTGCTAGAACTAAAAAACGGATTTATTCATTTAGGCGCGTTTAGGCATGATATGTATTTTAGTGACCCTAATAGATGGAGTAAACACATTGAACCTGAATGGTATGAGGAAACACCATTAAGGCGTTTATGCCATGTATGGGATATATCAGAAAAGATGAAGGATATAGCGGTTGTTGTTGCTAAAGATCAATCAACAGGATATTTTGAGTGCTTAAATAAGCGGTACTTTAAAAATGCAGAGCCATTGACTGACGATGAAATAAGATCATTTTTGCAGGATAGTGAATAAGGCCCATAAGAACCCAATTAGAGTACAGAATTTAACCGCAGCATCAAGCATTTTAGGCAACATGCTTTTATTTGCCTTGTCAGACTCCCGCCTTTCTAGCGCAATGCTAGCCCGTGTTTCTTGCCGTTCTTTTTCTAAAGCAGCGGCTACTATGAGCTGTTCATTGATCTTAATAACTGTCTCTTTCAGTTCTTTGAAGTTCGTGAACAGCTCTTTTTCTAATTGGATATGATTTTGAGCATTAATGTTAGTTTTCTTTTCCATTTCATCAAGCCTGGATTCTATTGATCCCAAACTCTTGAATACTTCAACTAGCCTGTTGTCTAGTTCTGGTCTAACCTCCCTGTTTTCCACTTGCATTTATTCCTTGCTTGTAACGCCATGAGCGCCCGAAACAAGTCCATACAACAAAACTATCTGACTAATGTCTTTTTCAAACCACATACCGGCAAAGCCCATAATAGCAAATACAAGTTTGATAAGTCCAGATTGTGTGCTGTATTGTTTTAAGTCCATAAGTCACCTTAAAAAAGTTCGATTAATGCTTTTTTGCGTAATATCTCAGCCCAACCTAGAGCCGCATTATTACCCGCCGTGTTCATTATCTTAGTGTTGAATAAATAGATTATCCTGTCTAACAACATTGGGTTGTAGTCAGATAGCTCAATATAATCAAAACCTACAATAGCCTTAGAATTCATGGTAGGCACTGTTAATGAAGCATCTACTTTTCCAGATACATCATAGGGGCCGGCCTCTCCATTCATCAACTTTTTACCTAATGTATTGGATAGTAATTCTAGCTTGTCAAAAGTCATGCCGCCTATTCCGTTAGTCCATGCTAAAAACATCACATCAACATGACCATGACTTAAATCTTCAGTTGTTGGAGTCCCATCTGGTCTACCGCCTTGATAATTCCATACGTAGGACTGATTAAAAATTTGTGCAAAGTTAAGGAAATACTGTACGCTTTTAGTAACCTTATCCATGTAGCCAGGATCTGGGGACAATCCTTTAAGTCTGTATGTTTTGTCTACCAAGAGCATTGCGGATGCCATTGCTGCCCCCTGGTTATACATCAATAGCGATGTTGTACCGCATAATGCTTGAGGGTTTGCAGGACAGGTTGCATATCTGTAGAAGCTTGATCCGCTAGATAATGGCGTGTTATCAACCCATTGATAATCAAACTTATGTATGATAGGCTCAATAATAGACAGATAACCATCAGCATAATCCCTATAGTTAATAAATCTTGAGTCTCTATTCACAACATATACATATAGGGCAATACACCTAGAAATCATTGCAGAATCTAAGATATATTGAGCCGTACCCATTTCATAGCCCCAGCCGCCATCAACACTGCGTTTTGTAAGCATAAAGTCTATTGTGTCTCTGGCTTTTATTAGGTACTTAGTATCACCTGTAAATAGAGCCATTGAAATATATGACCTTACCCAATTATCCTGAACCCATGCAAAATGTTCAGCGCATACCGTTGGCCCTGAAGTGCCAGCAGGGTTACAAGTGGTCAATAGGGCATTAGAGTTAAGATAATTAGCATCCCATTGTGCTGCTGACATGTTGGGCGTTAACACACTAACAGCAGCACCTACTTTAAAGCTTATAACAAGTAAAATAAAAGTAATGTATTTCATGATTGAAGGTAAATGTTTGATATTTCGGTTGCATCTAATGATCTATTAAAGATCATTACGTCTCTTAACCATCCATTATAATGATCACCACCAGGTGTAAACTTGAACGAACCACCTATATTAAGTGTGCCTAATGATGTAACTATCTGAGTTCCTGCGGTTCTTTGGGTTGTTACCGCCAAAGCCCCATCAATATAAAGCCTCTGTATTCCAGTAATTGAATCATAGGTGAGTGCTAAATGCTGCCATATACCTAAAGATGGGGTAGTTGCCCCTTTTACTGAGTAATAACCGCCTGTTGTGTTATGGCTAAATCCGCCCATAGGGCCGCCCGAGGATGTATAATTAGCATACACTCCCCATACATTAAGATAGTTTGGCAAGTCTGTATAACGCCATAATAGGGCTTTTGAAGATGTCATTATGCTGTTAGGTTTATGCCAAACAGACACCGTAAATTGAGTATTTGATCCATTCTTTAGGTTAATTAAAGAATCATAAGGAACTGTTACAATATCGTCTATACCATCAAAATAAGCTACTGTTTTACTTGATTCAGGATCGGACTGAAATAAAGGCATTGTTGAGCCATTTGATATACCGTGATTACCAAACTCATCGTTTAAGTTACCATTTAACTTGTACCATGCTTTCAAGCCAACAGGGGGAACATAAGAAGTAATAGGTAATGGTGCATTTCTTTCAAATACAACATCCACAAAATAATTAGTCGCATTATATGATGATGTAGGGAATACACTTGCTAATGAATAACTGTAAACACCATTACCACCATCAATTTCATTACTACCAAAGAAATAAAGATTGTTAGCTATCTTAGGAGTAGAGAATCCATTAGATTCATAAGCAAATAAGCCATTAGGTGAGTAAAAAGACGCAACATATTGAGTTCCCGCTATAACAGATACAGGAGTTTCAAAAGGAATAGAAACCCACGCATTTGTAAACCCATCGTCTGCCAGTGTCGCCGTTCCCATCAATACACCAGTTGAATCCCATAAGCTAACACTTCTATTTCCAGTAAACCCTTCCGGTATGTAAGCCTTTAAAGCCAATATCTTACCGTCAACAATCGGCTTAAACTTAACCCCTAATTCAACTCCTTCCCCATCATTTCCAAAATTAATAGGCTTTATCCCTCCTAAAACATTACTTGACGCTGAGGAAAACGCAACAGATGAGACAATATTTGAAAATACTGAGGTTTGTGAGTGATCTGTATTATAGGACTTCAACGCATAGTAATATCTAACCCCCTCTGTGACATTGTTTAATGTGTGAGTTGTAACATTACCAACGTCAATTAGAGTGGTTAAGTTAATGTTATCAATGCCATAATACAAGTCATAACCAGCAACACAATCAGTAGTTATGGTTGCTGTACATGCTTGAGTTGGGCTTGCATCCCACGAAAGCTTAACGGTTCCAGCTTGAACTGAAGATACTGCGAACAGTAGGAATAATAATCTTATCATCATTTAGATATTTCTCTCTTGCTTGATTGGCTTCGTCGGATGTTGCGTAATCCCTTCCGATAAAGGTATTTTTTTTGTTTCTGTAAACGTAAGCCATCCATGCCCCACGCCGTTTGTCAAATGATACACCAGCGAATCCAGAAGTATTTAAGCAATTAACACTTTTTGCCATTTCCGCCTTTCTTTTTCTTTTGCATTTTATTTACTTTATGGTATTATTGGGTTGAGATTCATCCTCTCAACCTCCTGTTTAGCCCTAGTTAGGATTGCGGAATCGCGGTCGCTAGGGCTTTTTTTATTCTGCTTTCTTTGTTGTTTCTATTAACGCCCTGCATGTTAACGAATCTTTTTTTAGTAGCCATTGTCTATATTCCAGTCTTTTGTAAACATCATCAGTTAAACATCTAAGCTCTTCTTTTTTAACAACTGGCAATATTGATTTTTCTGGTAGCTTTTGAGTAAGATCAATAGGTAAATATTTAACCTGTATTTCTGTACATCCATACATTGATAGAAGCATGAATAGTATTATGAATAGGTTAATGAATAGTATTGTTCTCATAATATCCCTTCAAAGAATTTAGCATAGCCAGCAATTAATTCAGCTCTATCCATGCCGTTAATAATCCTTCTAGCTTGTAAATAGTTGCATGATTGGTTGATGTAATCAGATAGCCTTTTTCCAGTGAATAACCCTTTTTCCATGCCTATTTTCATGATGCTAAACGCATTAACAGGGTCTAGCGCAAGGTCTGGATTGTTTATTAAATCAACCTCTATTATATTGCCTAATCTTTCATAGTTTGCGCGGCCTGTAATCTGGACGTATCCCCTCCCCCTGTACCTATAACCATCACCATCAACAATGTTTCCTAGTCTTTGGCCCAATCTTGTATCTGCATCATACTTATTAAAATAGTCCTTACTTCCGTATTCTGTTATTGGCTTCCATGTGTCTGCACACTCATGTTTTACAGTTGCCATCATATAAGCAAAATAACGCTTATCAAACCCAGCACCGAACGAAAGCAATTGATTAATACCATCAACCTGAGATTGTTTTAAAGAGCCAAATTTAAGCCTGTATGCATCAAAAAAGGCTTTAGTATTTATCATCTTCAAACCCCGACCGATCACCAGCATCTATTTTTTGCTGGTCAAACTTCCGCCTATTTCTTAGCTCAATCTCTACTTTCTTCAATGCACCATCTTCTTTGACTTTCTGCATGATAACAGCGTTTGACTGTTCCTTTGCTGTTGTTTCTTCTTTTACCTTTTTATCTAACGATTCATTTCTTTTTTGATAAAAGAAAATAACTATCGACAATATAAAAAATAATGCTAATACAGCACCAATCACATAAATCACATTATTCTCCTCACTGAAATTCGTCCAGTTATTGCCGCGCCAAAGTTAATAGTACCAAGACTTGCCCATGCTGTAACCGTATCAGACCACCTGCCTTGTGTGGTTGTTATTATATTGCTTGTGGCGCTTGTATTGCTTGAGTTACTTTCTATAGTTTTTCCATTAGTCCTAGTGCATATCTCTACACGAATTTTATTTATCGTGTTTGCACCATCAAGAACAAAAACGTTTTCCGTAGTAAATACACCACTAGCAATAGGAGCGCCGCCTTGTTGAGCAAACATAGCTATCCTTGTTACCGCGCCAGCTCCGGTATTTGCATTATTAGGTTGCAAGTTTGTAGGGTTTGCGAAAGTTGCTCCAGCAACATTGGTTGGCAACACCCTTAATTCATATAGCTGATTGTCACCTGTAGCTATTCTTAATGGCAAGGTAGTAATTGCAGATACATCATAAACAGCAGCTTGTCCAATACCTAACACAACGTCTGCACCAGAATATCCAGTTAAATCAACAACACCATTGTCACCAGCCCAAATAGGACTAAGTAATGGTGTAATAAGGCTTAAATCAACACGAGTAAGGCCAGCATTAAGAACTGTTGAAACAGATGGGAATCTAACTATTACAGATGTTGAAGTCGTGAACGTAGAACTAATTACAGTTCCCTGTATTGTCAATCCTGGACTTACATAACAAAGTATTTTCCTACCTGCCTGAAATGTTACTGTCTGGTTCCCTGGGGTGGTAAATGTATTAGGGTCAACATAAGTTAGCGCTCCGGTAAACTGCATCCATTCACCAACGCTTGTTGCTGGGCTTGAATTAGCGCCTACTACATCATTATAGGTTCGTATTGTTGCGCCTAAGCTATCTTTTAATACCATATCATAATAGCTCCCTGAATTAAGCCATATAGATGCTGGTGGCTCTCCTAAAGCGTTCAATATGATAGGGTTAGTATTTAGTGTAGTCTGGTCTTTATCTGTCCATGTTGGTGCTAAAGTTAAGGTATTAGCCGCATAGACTGTTAACGTTCCGTTTGCTACAGGCTGACCGCTTACATTTAAAAACTGTTCTGATGGGAATACCGCTACTGATCCAGGCATAATTATCTCGTTTATTATGTTATAATATCACACATGACATATTTACAATACCGCATTTATAAAGCTATCGGCTTAGTTATTCTTGTGTTTCTTTGGTCACTACTAAGGGCGCTGATTTCTGAGCTAAAAGGTTAAGCAGATTATCTCTCTTGGCAAGCAGTTGCTTAGTGGTTGAGCCTGTAGCCTTGTCTCGTAAAGTCTTACTGTTCAATAGCTTGTTAGCCATGTTGCCAACAGCCGCACCAGTAGCTAAAGCAGGAGCGCCAGCAGTACCAAGAGTAATAGCCGCCGCCGCTGCCCTCTGTGCGCTTCCGTGTTGCCCCTCTCTTGCTTTTACAAACTGAGCCGCTATGTCTGCTAAGTCCTGAAGCTCTTTGCTCTTAGGTTTCTTAATGTTTGCTAATCTGGCAATACTAATATCACCTTCAGCACCATTCTTGGCTAGTTTTTCAAGGGTAAGCATATTAGAGTATTGTTCACGAACTTTGCTAAACTCTTTTGCCTTGTCAGCACCTAAAGACCTATTTAAAGCCCCCATTAAAGAGTCTTTTATCTCTCTAAAATGGAAAGCTTCATTACTAGAGCCTTTACCCATTCGGTCAAGTTCTCTTTTTATTCTATAAGCATTTTCACCATCAAGAACGCCGTTATTAGCTGTTTTAACTATCTCGTCTAATTGCGCTTGTATAGTCTTTGGAACTTCACCGCCAAATATGCGAGAAGTATTTGACTGAATCTTTCCTAGTTCATCAACTAATTTCTTGTCGATATTAACCGAGTTATTCTTCAAAGTATCGTCAAACTTTTGGCTTAATACTGTTTTGGCATCTCTTAACGCTTTAGTTATGTTATGAGTATCTTGGCCTATTGTTTTAGATACTGCCTTATTTAGTTGTTTGGCTATCTTTTCCTCGGTTCCAGCCCTGCCGCTCATTGGAACATAGTTTAATCCTGAAGCTAAAGCATTTAGTGGCTTAGAATCATATAATCTATCCAAAGGTATGTCTATACCATAACTTTTGGCTTTAATAGCCAAATCTTTAACCTCTTTACTGAGTTCTGGCATGATAGCCTTTCCTGCCTTGCCCAATCCGCTACCAATAGTTGATCCAGCTTTATTAGCAACTGCTAAAGTAGGAGGCAAAGCCATTCCTACCAGCGCACCTGTGCCAGCATCTTTAGGGCTTCCAGACACTAGCCCAGTTTGAGCAGCACCACTAATACCGCCACCTATAACTTTTTCTGCAATCTTGCCTTTCATTCCAGCCGTTGCTATAGGTTCAGCGAGTTTCGATATAACAGGTATTGACTTAGCACCAGCAGCTAACGCATTACCAACACCAGCAGCTCCAGCTATTTCTGTTCCTATCTCTCCAACATTAAAAGCGGTTGAATCTGTGTTAGCGCCTTGATCCTGTAATGCTTGTGTCATCTCTTGCCGACGTTGTTCACCAGTAGAATCAAGATTAGACAATGCGTTTTTGTTACCTACCAGTTCATTATAGGTATCTCCAGCACTTAACAAAGTATTGCCTATATTAGATGCACCTTTAAGAACTCCAGCACCTATATCCGTTATTCCTTGCGCTATTTCTTGCCCTAATCGTGGCTCACTATTGGATTTTTCTTGCTCTAAGAATTGCTTATACTCTTCAGGATCAAAACTAGATTCTTGTTGCGGCTGTTGCTGTGCTTCACTATCTAAAAACTGCTTATACTCAACGGGGTCAAATCCTTGTGGAATTTCGTCTGCTTGCGCTTCACCGATTGGATTAATAAGCTTAAAGAACTGTTCAGCAGCACTCATGCGCTTGTCATTATGAGCGTATTTTTTACTAGGGATTTCGTAATGTCTTGATACAGCAAAAGCCGCTTGACGTGGGTTGCTTGACATTTCCAAAGCTTTCATAGCTTTCTTGTGGCTTCCCTTCATTTCTTCCATGAAGTAATCAAGCTGAACGTCAGGGTCATCTACAGGCTTTCCTTGCATATTGGCAAAGTTATATAGCCCTTGTTTGCGTTCCGGTGCTGTCCATTGCATAAGACCAAATCCGCCGCCCTGCTTTCTTGCGCTTTCAGTCATTGGGTTTTGCTCTTTTGCGCCTGTATCAAATTGGCTATTTTCTAGCGCAATATTACCCATCACACCAGCCGCTTGATGGGGCTGTAACCCTCTATCGAGTAATCCTTGCAGCAAGTATTTAGGGTCAACTTTAGGCATTATTTTCGCCCCTTCATGGCTTTGTATTTAGCTAACTGTTCAGGAGTTCCGCCATATTGCTTGATAATTGTATTATCGTCCCATGCGCCACTAACATTTTCAGGGCTTGCATATTTCTCATTAAGCGTTCTAATGGTTTTAATTGCTGCCTTTCTGGTTGAAATAGGTATTGTGCTATCTCCTATCTGCCCCGCCATTTGCTTATAAAGCAATACATCTTTATCAGATTGCGGTCCTGACATTTTAGGCATTTTTGAAATTAAAGCACCTTCTAAAGCTTTAAGCTGCGCCGCTGCGTTAGCCCCCTTTGTGCCATATCCAACTGCGCCAGCCGCCATATCTATACCAGCTCCAACCATACTGCTAGTTGAATCATCCAATAATGGCTCTGCTTGTGACAATATGGATAAAACTGCATCAGCATCCATACGTTTCTGACTTGCGCTAACTACGTTTGATCCTTGAGGATTTCTAGCCTTATACTCATTAAGCTGTTGGTTTTGTGTTGCTATCCCTTGATTAAATTCATCATTGGCCTTTTGTCTTTCGAGCCCTGCAACTTTGTACTTTCTTTCAAAAGCATTGTTACCTTGAGTTTCACCGAACTTTTGCTGGTCTAGTCCAAATTCTTTAGCCCTAAGATCTTGACTAACTAAATTGTTTTGACTGGTTATATCTTGCTGCGATTGCTGTAAAGCAAGGCTTAACTTGTCTTTAGCTTCCATTCCTGACTGTACAGCTTGATTAAGAAACTGTCTTAATGTTGCATCATCATCAGGCAATGCTGAAAGTTTTTGTTGCATACCCTGTAAATCTTCAGGCTTAATGATTCCTTGCTGTGCGTACTGTTGAGCACCGTCTAAAATAGCTTGCTTGCTTAATTGAGGTTGTGATAAAAACCCCTGTGCTACCCTTGCAGCAATGTCAAGTTGCTTAATATGGCCTTCTAAGGATGCCTTAGACGTATCAGCCTGAGTTTTAGCTATATCCGCTTCCTGCTTTCCATATTCTAACGCTTGTGTTCCCATTCCTTGTGAGTCAAGATACTGAGACACAGGCATGTCTTTAGGTTTTGCAGCCATAAGTTGAGCTAGTTTATTAGATCTTTCCATTTCCTGTTTTGCTGCGCCTACCTTCATTCCTTGCGCCTGAGCATCTATGTATGTTCCTGCAAAATCTGGAAGATCACCGGACATTGCAATCAATCTATTATCAAGTCCCATTATGCACCCCACGCGCTAGAATCAACTCCGGTATTCCCATAGCCTGTTTTCATCCCTGAGTTATACCCAGCAATTGCAGATATACCCTTACCTATGCTTCCAACCGCATTAGCTGTCCCAGTGTTGCCAGCTATTTTAGCATTAGCACCTTGATAGATTGCGTCTTGTTGAGCCTGTCCTTTTTGAGCTAACGCATTGGATACATTAGCCCCAAATTGGTTATTATTTTGACTGATGTTATCAGCAGCCCTTTGTCCAGTTCCTGCCATATTAAACAGGGTATTGGTTTTATAACCCTTTTGGGTCATATACCTGTCAAATGCGCCTTGGTACTCTTGAGCCGCTAATCCTTGGTTAAAAGTCATTGCATCCTTCAATGCCAACCCACTTTGAACGCCACCCATAGCGGCTAATTTGTTGTCGATTGCCTTGTTACCCTGATCTTTTCTAAATTGATACCCTGGATCAACCTGAAAATCTTCAGCACTAAAATCCTTCAATAAAGATCCATAAGTTGAATCTATAGGTAATTCTACCTTTTTAGTTTGTGGCTGGTTTTGATTCCATTTATTATAGAATGTTGAGCTTTCTCCATTAGCTTTGATATCTTTAATCTGGTTATTAATGTTTTGTTTTTGTGTTTGCCATTTCTTTAATGCGGCTTTATTTTTTGCATCTGGCTTAGATGCTAAATGTTGTTGCAGTTGCGCTTGTTTTTGGCCTAGAAACACACCTACGCTATTATCTACAGGAGTTTCTACAGTATTCCCTAGTCCCATCATATAACCAAGCTTATTCTGTGCGTTAGTTCCTGTATCGTAATAGGGTAACTGATACTTATTTGCATTATCCCTTGCCTTGCGCAGTTCGTTCATCTGGTCATTAGTAATGCCAGCAGCATTTTCACCAGCTTTAGCCGCCGCCGCTTGTCCTGCATCTGCGCTGCTTTCGCTTGACGCTATAGTGTAGGCCGTTGCCGCCACCGTTGCCGCTGCCGCTATCGCTGCCGCAAAGAAATTGAACTGTGCAGGATAGACAATAGTATTTATATACTTCTGAATCGGATTCATAGTTATGCCATATCAATATTAAGATAAATTCTAGGGCTTTCGCTTAGATTGCTAAATGAATGCCATTTCTTGTGGTTAAACGTCCAACATTCTCCGGTAAGCATTTCTAAGTGCTCCTGATCTTCACCTAAGCCAACATGCGCCCAATTATTAGGCTCTCCGCATATCATTAGATGGTATCGTGTATAGAAATCAGCAGATAGCCCTGTATCAAAATGCCCGTAAACATTGCATCCAGGTGGTATTATTATTATTGCTACTCTCCCTATCGTGCCACACTTTAACGCTGCAAATAGCGAGTAGACAAAATCCCTTGTTGCTGGAAATTCATCATATAACGGGCAATCATGCGCTATTAGTTCATCAGATCCCTTTTTGTAGCTTTCCTTGTTAGTCATTACATCAGGAGGAATCGTTGTCATTCTTAATATGGCAAAGTCAAGCTCTCTATGTTCAAATCCTGCCTGGCCCGGTCTTACGTCTTTTTGTATCTTGACAAACCTATCAATGTTTATATTAACTTCTTTCATTAAAGGGCTTACATCAACATTCTTTAAGATATTTTTATAATTGTTCATAATGGGACTATTACTACGTTAGTTGCTATTCCTAGTGTCATTACATCACCTTCATTTAAATCAACTTGGTTTGTTGTTATCACATAAGCACTATTTCCGCGAGCCACGTTAACCAATACAGCAGCAGGAAGAACTATTTTGCATCTTTCAGGGGCTTGATACTGTGCTGTGATTAGTGTTTTAAACTCGTCTGTACTTGACTTTAGCGACATAAACGCTTCGGGAGTCAATTTACCCTGTTTATCTACGAATTGAGCAGTTGCTTTAAGGTTTTTCATGAAACACCTTGTTCTATATCAATAACAATCCCCATTAGTACGAATTTACAGGCTTCTGTGAAGCGAATACGCCACACCCTTTGCCTTCCTATTCCTAAGCCGTAAATCTGAGGAACTACACCATATTGGCCTGTTTTCCCTGTGCTTATTGTACGCCAATTAGACCACGTATGACCTGAGTCATTAGACCATTGCAGATTTATTTTAGGGTCATCACCTGGAGGCAACTGGTTTCCTGTTCCTTGTTCAATATAGAATCGAATTGATTTATAAAATATACTGTTAAATAGTTGCTCTGATACAGTGGTTTCTCTTTGTCTTACGATTAAAGCACCGTTATCCGTGTAAGTATCAAGCTCCAGAGAATAGACATTACCATTCTCAATATCACCGACTAAATGAAACTGATTATTAAAACATAATGCAGAGCCACGCCAAAAGTTATCAGCTCCGGTACTTGGTTCATTATATGAGCGCCTATGCCATAACCCTGTAGAAGTATCGAAACATAAAGTATAGTTTGCACTAGGAAACTGAATAATATAGAAGCTATGTCCTTCTTGTTGGTAAGTCATTGAGAAAGCATCATCAGTAAAGCTTAATTTTGCTATTTGCTGTTCTATTTCATGCGTTGATATGCGATCAACACTGTAGCCAGTCATCCTGTAAATTACGTTACGACCGTTATTATTACCACCTAACCATATTAAGGAATCATCAACCCTAGCTACAGAACGTGGAGCAGTACAACCGCGATCAATCACAACTCCTGTATTGCGTTGCATAGGAAAGTTTACATTTCCAGTAAACCCCCATACTTCTACAGAACGATAGCCAATAAACACTGCCTCATCTTGATAAATCTCTAATGCAGCCGTTTTATCTGGGTTTCCTTCTGCTGTTGCAAAATCAAGCCCGTTCCAGTCTGTTGCAATTAAAGACTTTTCGCTTAAATAGAATACTTGTGAATTAGCAATTGTCACTAGAAAATAGCTTTTCCAGTATGCTACATCGACAGGATTAGCAGGGAAGTCTGGATCTGTTATTTGAGTGACAACATCGGTTGCAACATGAATATAATAGCCAAATGTTCCATCAACTATCATTATATCAAGGCCACTGGACGCGAAGTTTACAGGAGCGGCATTTGTTAATAATCCACCTATACGGTTAAATGATAAATCCGCATTGACCTTATAAACATCGTTGCCAGCTACCCAATAAGATACACTTGAATCTGAATAACACCCGCGAATAGGAGAGCTCGGAAATGTGATTTTGTAATTAAGGCCTGGTGTCCCAATAAGACAGGGTTTACCGTCATTAGTCACCTCAATATAGCAGTTAAGATTTTCGCCACTGTTAGCGTTAAGGCTTCTACCTTGCCCTACTGTTCCGCCTATAGGTAGATCAACTTGCACGTATATTCCTAAATCGGTTAGTAACTACGTTAGGAAGCTCCATAGGCCAAATGCTTACATTATTTCGTCTAATGACTTTACGTGCAAGCATTGCCTGTTTTTCCAGTCCTGACGGTAGTGCCCTTAGACCTAAACAAAGTAACTCAGCCAATGATAGTTCTATAGCGTTCTGATAGCCTATGCCAATATTATAATCGGTTGTATAGTCTGCAAATTGGGGTAATACTGCATCAACAATGATGTGCAGGCTTGAATTTGTTGGGGCAGGATATAAATACAAATGTCCTACAGGATACTGCTTGTCATAATAGCCAATCCATGAGTAGACTGAGCTTAATGACTTGTTAGCAATACGGTTATATTCTTCTTCCGATACTAATTTTATCGGAGAATCTACACCATTAAAGCGTATAAATGATGTATCTTTTATGTCTCTTGGTCTTGCAACATTAATAGTTTGACCAGTTCCTATGCTGACGGGAGATCCTGTAACCGTTGTTACTATATCTTGAACATAAGGGATAAATAAATTATCTTCTTGCCAGCTTTCAAGCATCGAATTGAGCACGGCTAAGCCAAAATCCAAAGTATCACCGTCCAGGGCTGACCCTAAGGCTCTTATCCCCGCGTATGTTGTTGCTTTTTCAATTAACTTAGCCGCTTTCATTTTTAAGTCCCGCTTGCTATATCAGGTGTAATGATAGCCCAATCTATAAGAGTTGTCGCTGTAGCGTTAGCTGTGCCAAAGACAGTAAAACTACCGTTAGCAGTAACTACTCGCTCAACCCTAAGCAAAGTTCCATCAGCCGTTGCTTGAGCTACTACTGCAAATACATGAGTGTTAGCATCTACCAGGCTGTTTGTAATCACCACACTAGACTGACCGGCAGCAATAGCCGCTTTGCCTTGTGGCGTATTTTGGGTATAAGCACCCGTTGAGGTTGCGGTATCTAACGCAGCAGTAGCCAGCCCTTGAGATATAAGTGCATCTTCAGCACTTTTACCGAACTGAGCTACAGCGCCGGAAACACGGCCCATATAAGCTCTATTTAATAATACAGTCATTTCAGTTCCTTATAGTACGTGGAAACGGCAAGCCAGTTCGGGATAGGTTGCGGCCCACCCAAATAAAATATCAAGACGCATGTTAGTGGTATCTTCTGCACCGTCATAGTACTCAGTTACTTTAACGGTAAAACCATCCTCTGAATACATTGAAGATGAAGCGCCTGTGCCTTTAGATGGTTGATGCATGTTAACCATTGCCAAAGTAAAGGCATCCTCAGCATAAGCTATGTTAGCAGCGTATGAGGTAGATGCAGCGCCTTGAATAACATAAGGGGCGGCAGTTGTTGGGCTTGCTGTTACGTTTTGGAACTGACCAGAGGTAACAATAGCAGGACTAATGTTTATTGTAGTTGCGCCTGCCAAAGCATCAGCAGTAACAATAAAGTTAGCCAATGAACCAGTAGTCACCCGTGTTTGTGGGTTAACTGCAAATACACCTGGCAACGTGATAATAGTGCCTTTTGTCAAAGTACCACCAGCAACAGCCACAACAGTAATGCTAGAGCCAGTTTGGTTTGCACCGTTAATGTTGGTTGCAGTAGCAGCGCCGTTAGTATGCACGTTGACGTTTTGATCCCATCCAAAATCAAAACCTAGAGCGTTTTTCATTTCGCCTGATTGGTTTTGGCCTGAAATTGTTGAAACGCTGTTAAACATACCAGACATACCAGCAACTAGATAGCCGTTTGTCTTTGGATTAGCAATAAAGCAGCGATCCATTTTAGGAGCGCCCATTTCTGACAATCTAGCATAACAATCAGTTGCAGCAGCTACAGCCAATGCTTGTGTGCTAGGCACTGTTCCAGTAGGATTGATTACGTTAAATGCAGAATAACGAGCCATTTCTAATCCTTGACGGTCAATTTCATTGGCAACAGTAGCCAAAGCCGCTTCTAACTGCTTATCCAATGCCTTAGACAATACAGTTAAATCAAGACCAGTGTTGTAAATATCACAACCACCTTGATTCAAGGTTAATGGGATAGTTGATACAACGGTATCTTGAGGAATAGCAGAGCGACCAGCACGATACGTATAACGTGGCGGTCTTTTGATGTTGATGGTTTGCCCTGGCGAATAACGTCCAGCTCCGGCAAATTCATCTTCATATTTACGGTTAACTTTCTTACTAAAAGAAAGTAGGTTTTTCAGTACTGGTACTGATTCACGAGCAACTAGAGCACTCGCTGATAAAGTATTAGCCATTTTAGTTCCTTATCTTGCCCATCTTGCGCCCTGTTTCGCTCTATATTCGCGGTATTGTTCAGGACTCATTTTGAGCGGGTTAATTTCATTAGTGCCTGATCCCCTTGCACTTGTCATAGGGTCATTAGGCTCTTTCATTGTTTTTTCTAACTTTGTTTCAAGCTTGCCAATATAAGCCGCTTGCCTTGCAGAACTTAAGCCCTCAAGGTTATTTAGTTCTGTGGGATTCATGTTGATATAAGCCATCAATTCTGGAGCTTTATCACTATCCACTAATGCCCTGATGAATTCAGGTTTGATTACATTTTCATAATCTTCCAAGTAATCATTGAAAGTTTCCCTGTCAAATTCAGGTAGTTTTTCGGCCTTTTTATAAGCATCTTCCGACTTCTTTATAAAGCTGGTTGATTCCTTAACTAAAGCCCTTTGTTGCTCTCTCCATTCAAGTTTAGCGTCTAACCATTCATCTTCCGACTCATAATCTGATTTTGAAGGCTGCGCTATCTTTGGAGTCTCTTGTTGCGCCATCGCTCTCTTTTCAGCTTTAGCTACCCTCTTTTGCACAATAGCATTGAGTTCAGCTTGCGTAAAAGTTCGCTCTGTCTTTGCTTCTACCTCTTGGGTTTCGGCTTCCTGATTTTCGAGTTCAGTAACTTCTGTTTCTTCCATTTTTACACCTTAAATAAACCTAGAATGCGTCTAGTCGCTTAAAAATTGTTTTACTCAGCCCATCCAGCCGTAACATAGTTTCCTTTAGAATACGTTTGTTGGTACGGTTACTTGATGCCAGCTATTAGCGGCTGCTGTTGTGTCGCAGACTACTAATTCATTTTGAACTAAAGTACCACGCCCTGCCGCTGTATTCTTTAACTTAGCACCGGCTGTCCTAGAAACCCCAGTTGCGCCGACATCAATCGCTATATCTTCGCCTTTAAAAGTTAGAGTAGGAGTCCCCGATGGAATGACAAACCAGTTTCCAGAAACTAAAGTGTTTTGCCCGTCTGTTGTTAAGCTTGCTGCAAAAGTACCGTTGGCTCGTAATACCCCTCCGGTTACACCTGTCATCGTGTTATTGTTAGCATAACAATCAGCCGCCGATGCCAAACTAAACACTTGAGTCGCAGATTCAAAGACATTCCCATTAGCATTTAGCTTTGGTACAGAGGCCAATCCTGATCCAACTGTAACAACGTCTACTGTGTTTATTTGGTTGCCTTCGACAATTAATTTTTTAACCGCAGATAGAGGATTGAGGTTAACAACCCTCATCGTTTGTGTCCCATTTTTCTTGAACTTAGACTTTGTTACCGTGAGTATGTCAATCGTGTATTGATCTACCATTACAGGTACTTGTAAACCAGTAGTAGGGAACGCTACATCAGCCGTTATTTTATCGATATTGATATTTTTAGCAGAACCATTTAACACAAACTCAATAAATCGAGTATGCAGCATAAGAGGCCGACAATTTATAATATTTATTGTTTGCCATTGAGGCTTTTGGAAGCTTATACATGCCGTTCCGGCTCTATTTATGCCGGTGACATTATCAAGAGTTATTGTCCCCCCTTTTCCTGTTGTATAAGCAGTGAAAGCTTTGAAACAATAACTATTCGTATCTACAGAACAATCTTTAAACGTTATGCTGTCCATAAACTCGTTATCTGATGTGTATGTGGCTATAGCCCCAACGGTCGTCTTAGCAAATACATTCTTTACCACGCCATCAAAAACATTGCCGAATACGAATCTATATTGACTAAATAATATTTGATCCTCTCCTGTGTGTACCGAGATTATGTCGTCTTTACCTTGCCCCCTTATTCCATCGACAACCCAATCACCCCAGCAAGGCCCATAAACTTTGATACCGTCAGAGTTAGAATCATACGTAAAATCTTTTACTTTAAACGCGGTAACACCACCAATACATAAGCAATACTTATTTGCATTTTGGATATTCAATCTATTTAGCTCAAATCTTGAAGCGCCCCCAATAACAACGCAATGCCTTCCTGTGTCTAAAGATGGGGCTGTGTTATTTGCTGTATTGTAGTCAATGGTTATATCTTCCATTACAAAATTAGTGGTGGCTTTTACCGCTTTGAACACACCGCCTGTAATTTGAGGTGCAGCTATAGGAGGCTTGATTGTGCGTAATACAATGTTATCAGCGTCCGTTACTGATTCTACCGAAAAAACACCTAAGTATTCTGGTGTTGTGCTTGTTGCTGTCAACGTATCAGCGCGAATCCAAACTGAATCATTGGTAACAACTTCATGAGCTGTCCATTGAAGGTTAAATAGATGCCCTGAAGTCCAGCTTGGCGTGACGGTCGCATGTGATGACATTGTGTCGTAAGCATCAGTAACCCATAAATTATTAGAGTTCGTGTTGTCTCTTTGTTTTAATTTAAGTCCTTTCTGCATTGATACAACGGTATTGCTACGTTGGACAACACGCCCATTTATTTCTGCAACGCCCTGTCCAACTATAATAATGTTGTTGAAATTTTGGATAGCTGTATTTATTGCGCTTACGTTATTTGTTGCGTCTGTCGCTGAAGACACTACCGACAATCTTACAACTTCGACGGCTTGACTTGCATCATTTGGCTGAAGTGGACTAAATAACCATATATTATTTTCAAGGCTGCAATCGTTAAGCTTGTCTATTACACCGCTAGCTATATCTTCACTAGAAGCACCTGATATTAGCTGTATCGCTATGCTTTCTTGACTATTTGACGAAACATTAAATGATGTTACTTCTATAGGGTTGATGCCAGCAGTAATTACAACTTTATTCCCAATGACATTAGACAGGGTATCACTTCCTATTCTGATAGGAGAGTTAGTAACCAAACTAATTTCTGTAAAATTATATGATACAGTTGCACCTGAACTACTGATACCGCTTACACCTAAGCTTTGACCTGGGCTTAATCTCATTGCATTTCCTCTATTGATTCTGTTGGGTAAGTTTCTTCAGTAACCCCAACCTTTGCGGCTACAACTTCCATTAATCGATAGATACCATCAAGCATGGCATCCTGTTTTGTTTCTTGTTCAGCTATCCTGTACATTATTTCCTCTATATCAGGATTTAAATCGTCGCTTTCTTCTTTCATGCCTTGTGATGCTTTGCCAATGGTCAATAAACTTTTAGCTTCCTTAGCTTCAATGTCACTCATTGTAGCCTTAGCTTTAGCGTCTCTTGCCTGTGCTTCAAGATTAGCCTTTTCATCCATGAGTTTTTGAAACTCTGAATCCATAAGCTGAACCTTTTGTGCGGCTTGTTCAAGTGCTGCGTTCATTTCAGCCATTTGTGCCTGGGCTTGTGGAGGTATAGGCATATCTTCTGTATCATCCATTAACTTAGGATCAATGGTTTTTTCATATCTTCTGGCTAAATCTTCAGCTAATGGCACATCCAGTGCCCTAAAGAATATATCGCCAGCAATAGCCATAAATCGTGGGTCTTTCTGTGCCAGATTGCTTAACATTTCGGCTGTTTCCTGCCGTTGTGTTGCATAGCTAGGCCCTGTAGTGATTGCTACATCATACTTGCCTACAGCAGGGTTAAATATACCCTTTAAGTCTTGACGTGAGGTTTCAGCAAAAGCTTGAGGTAGATTAGGCTGCAGCTTGGCTTGCTCTTCTTTACCGTCTAAGCCTAATATTCTTACTATCTGTTCTTCTGTGCACACTTTAGGCATTAAGTCAAGTAATATCACACATTCATATCTTAACGCGCGGCTTAGGTTGTCAGGGTAGTGAAATGTCGCTACTTCGCCTTGTTGCTTTCTACGCTGTATTGCTACACCGCTTGACTCATTGCCAGACTGACCGAATACTGCGGCATGTTGACCCGAAGCTTCTTTGAGGTTTTCAATAGAGATAGATAATAGCTGTAACTGAGCAGATGGCATAACTGCCGCTTGTTGTCTCTCTGGTTTCTCTATTGGCTTTCCTTCACCGTCATACTGATTGTACGGAAGATAAGGATCATTAGATGTGTTAGCTTGTGCCCATTCCCGCTCAAATCCGTTAATCGCTTCATGACTGGCAATAAATGGTACTTTAGTCTGTAGTGCCACCGTTTCTATTGCAGCACTGTATGAGTAATTGACTATTCGTGCAGGGTCTTTTAAATCCCTTACAACGCCTTTAACTACGTGCTGACCGTCTATATTGTAAGACTTTCCGTATGTGCCAACAATAGGAAGATACTTACCAGGCCACATACGTTTTTGTATTGGCTCACTGTGTCCACCTACCAGCTTGCACCAGTACCATTGTTTGCGGGTAGTCTTACGTTTTATTGGCTTTCCATCTTTGCTTAATGCTAAAGGCTTTGACGGCTGAACAGTGCCATCTGGTAAAGTTATTTCTTTATTCTCTGACTTTAGCCCTGATGTACCATCCTGATACATTTCTAAGGTGTCATTGATCTCATCGCAATAGAAGTATTCAGCTATCACGACTGAATCTTTCATTACCCAATTGCCATCGATAGGCCATGATTCGCGCTGTACTCCTGAAAACTCAGGGTCATTGTCAAATTCATCGTTAGGGATAATGCACTTAATAAATCCGTATCGTGCATCGCTCTTATCTAATGCCTGTGCAAATGGGTCAATATAAACCATGCTAGGGTCTTGTATAGGCTTGATGAATGGGACTTCGTTAAATGAGTTCTCATCTTCATAATCAAGCGTTACTCTCCAATATCCTTCGCCACCCCATACGCTAAACTCCATTGCACAATCATGAGCATCATCAGAGTTACTATAGGACTGTACCGACCTAACCCATCCTTCCATAATTTCTGCAGTCTTTTTATCTGCATTACCATCTTGAGGGATTACTTTAGATTGAGGGCGATTCATGCGAATGTTATTCGTTATCGCATTACAGTGTTGCGCTGTTATGTTGACTGTAAGCGTAACTTTTCCGTCTATTGTTTTCCTTACTTCATCAGGCCATTGATACATATTGTCAGAGTCACCCATGACAAAAGCAATATCATCCCTCGATAGCTCTCTACTGGTCGCATAATAAGACTTACAATAGTCATCACGCTCTTTAGCTAACTCAACGATAGATTTCTTCATCTTGCCATCCATGATGATTTAGCTGTAAATTTAGGCTTGAATATAGCACTATCTACTCTTTCTATTCGTGGCTTAACGATACCTGGGAATAGTTCAGTGAAAGCCCATATCGCAGCGTCAGCTCTGTTAGGTGAGTTATCGCCTGTATAGCCAATAGTGGAGAAAGCACAGAGTTCATCTTCTAATTCTGTGAAATAACCAACGTGCCGGATCTTACCCGTCTCATACAATGCGCTAATCGGCTCTGCTCTCACACATTTACCACGCGAAGCACTAACAGGTTTAAATGGTGTACGTGGCCTTGCTGTCTGTATAACGTGTCTTACCATCTCACCGCCAAAATTCATCTCAGCTACAATAACATCAGCGTTATGACGATCAAATGCGCTAGTGGCAATATCACCCCATGTTTTAGGTCCACACTTAACGGTACAATCTTCCAACAGATAACCATTGCCATCTGTACCCAATGCAGCTACGCATATTCCTATTGCATCATTGTCAGCGTTATCTGTATCACCTGAACCGGAAGGGTCAACAGCAACCACAACACGGACAAAATCAGGTAGGTTTCCATCCACAACACGCCACTTATCAATACTAGACTCATCAAAAAGCGCGTTAGGGTTGGCTTCTGCAAATTCACCATGTAAAAACCTCCGTTGCACTCTTGCCGATTGGCTCATTAACATTTCAATATAGTTAGGCGCTATATTTTCCATGTTGTCTTTAGGGTTCATCTGGAAACTAAAATAGTCCTCAGGATTGGGAAGGTTTTGCTTAGTCTCTGAGTTAAGCTTGCGTATGAAGTTAAGATATGACCAATGCAGCTTATTAGGCGGGTTGCAATCGTTGTACTCTCTAAGATTAAGCGGGTTGCCTTCTATATCACTTATCTTCTGTGCTAGGCGTGTGCGCATTATGTCTCTGGATGATACAGGGATTTGAGAGCACTCATTATTGTAGATTGTTGCATATTCCTTACCCAATGCTTTCTCGACTCTTTCCTTATCGTCCAGTCCGTTAAACCATATTTCTGACTCATTATCGAACTTGGCATACCAATCTGTTTTATCAATCTTATAAGCTACATTGGGAAAGCACTTAGCCATTACGTTTGGGAATGTCTCTAACGCTATTGACTGTTTACATGCGTTAAACCTGAACCTATTAATAGAATGTCTTGATCCAGGAGCTTTAATTGCTCTTACTGCTGTATTACGCGTTAAAAGAAATGTCTTGCCTGAACGGCTACCACCAAACAACATGAAGTTTAATATGCGATCTGAAGGATTAGCCAGTATCTTTTGTGCTTCCTTCTGCTTATCGGTTAACTTCATATATCCTTATCAATGGATTCTAAATATGTAATTGCTTGGTCTACCTTGCCGCTATGCTCAATTGCTTTAAGTTGTGGGCTTACGTATTTAGCCACTTCTTTCATGCAACTAACCTTTAGTTCTGGTGTTGCTGCATCAGGGATAACAACATCATCAATAACACGATCAAGCTTAATCAATCCGTGAGCTACTTTATACATCCATATAACAGGATGATCTTTACCTTCTGCCATCCCTAGCTCGTCTAATTGTGCTATTAAGCTCCTGCTTGTCTTGTTTGGAGTTCCTTTTTCCTTTCCGCCTATCTTCTTATGTCCTGGTTCAAATGCCATATACTATCTTTGTGTAAAGATCCTTTATTTTCTATAGTTAAGTTTCTATTGATACATTATAACATAATATTTGCTATATAGCATAGTAAATTATTTATGTCAAATTCTTTAGACAATAAAAAACCCCTGTTACGGGGGTTGGTGCATAGTCTATTCGGAATACTCCCACTATGCAAGGAGCGGTTTAATAATAATGCTAAGTCTGCAATCAAAGCATTACTAATTCCTTATTGTTCATTAGTGCCTATAATCATACACAATAATATATTGCTATCCAAGATACAGCACACTCAATATTATCTTGCGCCCAATACTTTCTAATCATCATCTTTCTATGCCAGTTCTGGTGAGGATTATCAAGAAACTGAATGATGTTGTATACTTGTAATCTTCTTAACAAATCTTTATGGCAGTCGCAGTTCATTCCATCACCTTGCTAATAATAAATATTAATCCACTTGCAGTGAATAGTGCCGTTGCTGCCAATATCCAGCATATCAAGAGCCTTCCATTTTCTTCTTTTTCTATTTCTTGGTCAGCGTATACAGGATCAATATTTACCAAGCCTGATTGATTGTAATTTTGAGAGCTGCCTATTAACTTGTTATACTCGTATTGCTTAATTTCACGCATTCTATCTCTCATTTCTTTTTTCATTGTTATCACCTATTGTATAAATAATTATGCATATCTATTGATTCTTTGTTATTGTGCACCATAGCCCATCCATTACACCCTTCTTCACTGCATTTGCATGGCAGGCATGCGACTTCTTTTTTTAGCTCTTTCCATGTTATTTCCGATTCTTTACAATATATCCTTATAAATTCTCGCTTTGTCATTTTTCCTCCTGGTTTGCCATTTGTCTATAAATATATGTTTCTTCTTTTTCTGTTGTCAATACTGCAATAATGTAAAGTAATGCCAATCCTGCTAATATTTGTAGTTTCATTTTAAGTACATTGCCCTGTTAACGTTATCGAACATATAACCGAAACATTGTTTATTTCCTCTGTGTCCTGGCTCATTCTCAACATAAGGAGTATCTTTTTTGATTATTCCTACTCCTTCAGCCGCCCAATACTCCATAGCATTGATATTATAACCTTTTTTCTTTGAATAAGCCACGGGGCCAGCCCTTAATTGACGCTTGCATCTTGCCATAAATTTCTCAGTACTTCCGTGCAATGCAATAAAATGGATAACATTATGATATGTTTGCCTATTGCCACCATCTAATGTGTAAGTTGGCAAAAACTCAACTAATCGACTCATCATGAACACTCTTTGATCTTTCTTTGCATCTGATGTGCCTTGCACTTGCATTGCTCTATTAGTCCATGCTTCTGTTATTCCGCCGTAACCAGCAAACGGCAAGCAATCATATTTGTTACCGCGTTTATAGAATATCGTCTCGCCCTTATCTCTGTGCTTCGGTCTAACGTCGCCACATTCTGACATGCTTCCATCATAGCCAAAGTTAATTAGCCCTGTAGTTGCCTCAACCCATCCGGCTTTATTGTATTCTTTGCGCCAGCTTAGGCATGTACCAGACTTTTTGTATTGCTTGCATCTTCCATCAGGCCAAAATGTAAACCTTGCTACATCCTGATCATAGGCATTTACAAATGTATTTTGCCCTGAAACTATATAGGCTCTCATATCATAAGCAAAACTATCGCCAGATGCAGCAATTAGTATCAGTATAAAAGCGATTATGTAAGTTATTTTAGAGTTCATCATTATTCCCCTATTGTTGGAACATCTTTTAATATTTCTGTAAATTCGATTATTTCTTTTTTCCTATAACTGCTAAAAGTTCTAGGAGCTTTTTCTCCTTCTATAACAAGCCTAAACCAAGCACCATTTATAGGATCAAGATTAGCCACTTTGCCAGTAGTGCGCTTTAACTCATCCAGATAATCTTGTTTCCAATCACTCATCGTCCCACCTTGAATATTTGTTGTTGTTTCTTTCATTCTTTCTCATTGCTTCGATAACCCAATCAGGTGTCTCTCCTAACAGATCATCTGCTCTGCGAACCAAATCACCTAAACGATTCATGATTTGGTTGTGTTGTTGTCTTTGTATTTCTTGTGTTGTCATTTCATCCTCCGGTTTGTGTTTCTGTTTAACTTGAAATACAGTCTATCACATTACGCGCATAATGCAATACCTAAGATAAAATAAATTTGTGAACTATTTCACTTTTTAAACCGACCATCCTCAAACACTGGCTCACCGCGTGATTTTCTGAATCTTGATTCTATCAAGTTCATATTCTTAATGTAGCTCTTTACAGATTCTTCAATAGCAGGATATACCCAAACATGACTAAGCCTTACCTGTCCGGATTCTTTGCGCTTCTTTTCGTTTGCTCTTTGTGCGTTCATTTTTTACCTGCAAATTCATCTAACCATTGTTTTTCTTGTCTTTTTTTAATAAGTTCGTTTATCTCTTCTACCAGCTTTCCAGCCTTTTTAAATAGCTCTTTGGCTTTGTCTTTGTTGTTCATATCTTGCCTGTTTTATCTTTGAGCATTGTATATGTGATTTAGATCTGTGTTGTCCGCATATCTCGCATAGGGGATTAATTATGGTTGTCTGTACTTCTGGATAGCCTATAAACAGTGGAGCTGTATAGCCTTTAAATCCGTTCATATCTTACCAGTCAGAAATAACCCTAACTGCTCCATGTTTCGTGTTAACAGCTCGATTATTTCTTTGTTAATCTTGTCTTGCTTCAATAGACTTTTTTGGCAAAAAATTATTTCTTTCATCAATTTATCTATTAAATAAAATTGAATAATGACAATAATAAATAAAGTTACGATTGCTTCAATCATATCAAAACCCCATTAATCTATAAACTGTTGCCCGAATCTCGTCAATACTCTGATTAGGGTTATCATTAATAGCAAATGCAACTTTATCAGCGAATGTCTCTAGTTGCGCCAATGTTGCTCCTGGTTGCCGTGCCTTTAGCCAGTTATAATCTTGCTGATATGGCTGTAATTCAAAATTCATCGCTTCGTCGTTTTTGTACACTGGCAAACTCCATAGGTTAATTGGTGGTAATTTAAAATTAGGCCAATACATTAAAATATTTCTCTGTTTCTTCTTTTGCTTCAATCCATGAATAGCAAACCTTCACAAAATAACCCTCAGATTCAAGCTTATCTATTATTTCTTTCTGGCTTTTACTTAGCTTCCCTTTTTCTGATTTCATCTCAATAAACATACCGTGGTATACACCAGACTTTGAAGCAATGATAATATCAGGAATCCCGGCTAACACTCCTTCGTCTTTCATCCATTTTCCGTTTCTTGCTGATTGTTTTCTCTGATTGGGTACTGCAAATATAACCTTATCTTTATATGCAATCCTTACCCACCTAAAGTAAGCGCATTGATTATTATGCTCTGTGTTCATTAATAGCAAGACCATGAGCTAACATTAGCGATGATAACTTCTTTATAAATAACATCAGGTATTTTGCGCTGCATATCAATTAATTCTTTTCGTCTTGTGTTCCATGAGCTATTTTTTTGACCACATCCACAATTAATATGACTTCCAGCTTTTACCATCTTTGCAAGTCCTTGTTGTGTTTTTTTAACTTCATTGCCGCATATACACTTACACACATAAACAATCTTTCCATGCCTGTTTATGTGGTCTTTTCTATCTATTGTCAATAGATCGAATTTATCGCCTATTTTTATCTTCGACGGTCTCATAATTAAAAACTAATATCATCATCAAAGTCATCAAAGTTATTTACTGGCTTTGATTCTCCCAACTTTTCAAGCTTTCCATGAGGAAATATGTCATCTACTCTAATGTCGTTAGAATAGCCTATTGTTCCGTCTTTCTTCTGGTACTGTTTTTGGACAAATTCACCTATGACTGTTACATTCCTACCCTTAGTTAAAAACTCTTTTAAACGGCCTTCGCTTCGTTTTCCAAAGATATTAACCCGATAGTAAACAGTGGTCTTGTTATCTCCGTAGCCCACATTCTCGGCAACATTTACGGATAACACACCACCGTTAGATAGTTGTTTGTATACTGCATCATCTGTACAGTTACCTATTATTGTTCCTCTCATTTTTTATCCTTTATTAATTATAAGTTTAATTATTTCTATAGCAATTGAAAACGGCAGAACATAAGCCCACCACTTGAGATTATAAAAAAATAAATCCTTACTAATACTTATCCATAACATAAAAACAAAACTACATAAAAATTCAATCATAATCCAAAACATTTCCTATAAAGGGCTGTGTCTGTTCGTAACATCACACCTTGAGAATGACAGAACCGCTCTATGTCATTAAGGTATTCTGTAGCCTGTTTCGGTGTTGCATCTGTTATTGATAGATTGCCGTAAAATTTCTCTTTTATTGTTTGTCGATCTGAAAAAATAGACGACGACAATACTCTAAGTAAACAATTATGCATCTCTGCAAACTCTGAATCATCCCTTATGAAAATTGGAACTAAATACTTCATTTTCATTTCCCAATGCCAGTCATCCTTAGTGCGGCCTTTCATTGCTTCAACCTGAGTCTTTGACATATCCGTCATCCATGCCCAATAAAGCCTTAGCGATGCCGAACTTATGGATTCTTTTTTCATAATTGAATTGCAATATTCACACCTCATTTAAAAACCTCCATGTTTTACCTGACTTAATCCTATTGACAAATATCCTTTGCCTGTTTTTGCTGTTTTTGTTAAAGTTGGCTTAACAATTTTTTCTCTTATTACTCTTTTTGCTCCGAAAGAACTATTTATTAATTTTTCTAATCTTTTAACATTGCCTTTATTTGATACCTGATAATACCCCTCATAAAACTCTATGTCTTTCCATGCTTCTATATCATTTTTCATATCATCCTCTTAATCTTTTAATTGCTGACTCTAAAATTTCTTCGCTATAATTTTCAGATATAAAAACTATGCATCCATTGCAGTCACGTATTGTTAACACATTAGAGTCACTAACTTCAACCACGTAACAACCTATTTTTTTTTGTAATTTCATATCATCCTCTTAAATAATTAACCTGTCTTTCCAGGTTGTCATCATAAGCATAAGCCG